CATGCTAGTGAACTGAAAGATAGCTACTCCGTCCATTGATGGAAACCAGTTGTAATCCGGCTTAGTTCTAACCAAGTAGTCCGGATATTCGGCTAGCCACAGGCAATTACCATAGGCTTTAACAATGATGGCCACATTTACATGGACGTTTAAATAGGCTTTATAGCCATAAAGCACTGGTGTGTAACCACCCGCTTTAATCATGGCCATTTGGGCTAGAATAGCTTTAGTGTTGCCCGTCACACTATTAGAAGCACCGTCCTCATAGTCTAGCGCGACAATACTACCCTTGGGCGTCTTAACGCGTGGCAAGTAATAGGCCATCATTGCCTTGGCATTGGTCATATTGCCACCAACACCGTCCCACAAGTACGTGTGTACCCGTTTACCAGCTTGCTGAGCTGATTTAACTTGGCTGTTATAAGTGGTCTGAGGAATGTTAGTCCCACCATAAAAGCCCCCTGCCTGTGAGAGCACGAATTTATCATTGCTATACCCAAAGGTCCCGCTATTACCTTGAAACTTAGACCAATCGACCCCTTGGTCACGACTAGCTGAAGCCTGACTGTTTAAATTGACCATTAAAAAGGCCATAAAAATGGCGCCCACCGTTAAGATGAGTGCCTTTAACTTGTGATTATTCAATTGTCTACCTCCTATTCAATACTACTATTAACTTGGAAATGTAATGTTGACTCGCTAGGATAGATTGGCGTTCCGATACTATCAACCGCCCATACTTCCAACTGATAATCGCCCGCTGCTAAGTCAATCATTAAATCCGATGTCAAAGCTAGCATGATCTGGCCATTATGGCATGATTGATATTGGCGATCAACCGTTTAGAGACACCTCTAGCTCCGTCAATTACTCATTTCAGCATGTTCTCACCCCCTTTGATTTAATTTCACGCAAATCATGCTTCGGTGGAAACATACGCTTTGCCGGTAATCGTTTGGTACTGTTCGGCTGTGATGTTGCCATGTTCAACGTACCATTCGGTAGACGGCTTAACAGCATTCCACCCATACAACATTTTGATAAAGTCATAGTCTGGAAACATATCACTCACCATCCTTTGTGGCCGTTGATTGATCTACTGACATCAATGCAATTTGACCAGTTAAAGTACCAATCGCTTGCTGTAATTGTGTAATCGTCCCTTGTTGAGTATCGATCGTATCATTGGCCTTATCCAGCTTTTGCTTCAATTCATCAATCGATAAAGTTGGCAAATTGCCCGGCGCTTTCAAAGCACCATCGATGATTGAAAACTTAGTTGGGTACTTCATAAAATCCGATACCCATGCTAACGGAACGGTGACGGCCGTATATCCGTCCGCCGCCGTTAGTTTAAAATCACTAACAAAGCTTTGTTCGTCAGTGATTGCATAAATTGTTTGATTCATTTTATACTCCTTAATTTACAAGAATTGTAAAAGCAAATGTTAACCAGGTACCAGGCTGAATATTAATAAAGTCATCGTTACCACTATTGAGTCTATACCTAGTACAATTCACTCTTCCATTTGTCGCTACAGTGAGAGTCCATACAGCTGTAGATGATCCTTGACAAAGAAATTCGAATTCCGATACTGGAACACCGACTGTCGATGGAATTTGAAAAAGATCAAGAGTGTTAGTGGCAGTTGTCGGAGTCATTGCTCCAGATATAGTCAATAAGTTACCCATTCTGGAGTATATGGTAGGGCGGCCATTATAATTTTGAGCGGGTGCAATCGGCACAATGGTTCCCGAAACAGGATTCAATGCCTTCAATTTAGACTCAATCGTATTGTCCGTATACGTATTAGATTGATTCATCGCCCCAGTAGCGGCTTTATCTGCATAGCTATTAGCTGCCGTTTTGTCAGCAGCCCGATCAGCCGAGTAAGTCGACCCAGCAACGACATCACCAGAACTAAGTACACCAGCCACAGTTTCATCGACAGTTGCGCCATCTTTACCAGCAGGGCCCCGAATCTGACCGCAATCTTTCCACACATTATCTGTCCAGATATACAGCTCTTCGGCAACTAAGTACCCATCACCTTCACTTGCAGTTGCGGGTAGCTGGGAAGTAGTGTCCACTTTGCCTTTAATTTCTAGTCCTTGACCAGTGTCACCCTTTGGCCCTTGGATACCTTGTGGACCCTGTGGTCCAGTTGCACCATCCTTGCCGTTTTCCCCGTCCTTACCGGCTGGCCCTTGCAATGTGGAAACTTGATTAGTTAAGTCAGTTTTAAGCTGATTGAACTCCTGTTGAAACTCGTCCAGACTCATAACTGGGATAACGTCCCCAGAATCACTCATCACGTTATCTGTAATGGAAAATCCTTGTGGGTCATCACTCGGGAAAATAGCATTGTACGTAGTTGAATCCGTGGTAGTAGCTGTTGTTGAGCCGTCATCCGTTAATCCTTCTTGACTACCGGGGGTAATCAGGCTGGATAAGGTCACCCAGACCTCAATTGTGTAATCATCAGGTACTAGGGCGTTCATGACTTCAGCATCAACCGGCATGGTAATCGATCCAGCCAATGGCTGTGTAATGGTAGTCATATCAATTGATTTATCGAATACATAACCAGTATCGTTGGCAACCTTAACGTCGATGGCTGTGGCATTAGTTAGGTCGAAGGCTGAACCGTCTTGGGTAATCGCCAAGTTAAAGCTGGCCGTAGTATCGAGGTATTTTACCTCGTTGTTACCATCGGTGAAGTACAGTTCTTTACTCACTTGTACCACCACCTAGGGCATTCGTGGCTTCAGTTTTCAACCGAGTTAAGACCAGTTGCTTGAATCCAGCCCACATATCTTCCTTGGTAGACCCAGAAAAGGCTGTAGAAGCTTCATCAGCCGTTGCGTCAAAGTTACCATAGGCTTGGTGATTGGTACCGCTGAAAACCACCGTGTAGACAACATGAGTAGTGTTGTCGCTGTTCTGCTTAACATCTAAGCTTGTAATCATTAGGCATTCTTCCTTTCTAATTGAGTGATTCGGTAGCTTAGTTCATCTATTCGTTGATTGGACTTCTTTAAGGCTGCCAATAGAATGGAAATGGTATTGGACTCGTTTAAGAAGTAATTACCATTCTTATCCGTGCCAATCATATCGTTAGCAATACTGGTTGCCTTTTTACCAACTTCATTAACATCATCTATGATTGGTCCAATATGCTGCGAGTCGGCAGAATTATCGGCATCCTTGTACTTCCACTTTTTAACATCAGTGTTCATAACGGCAGATAAGGCTTCATCTGTGGAATAATCTGTCACATCTCTCTTAGAAGATAGTGCAGACTTCAACTTGTTACCATGTGAAATAACGTCCCCAGCATGAATATCAATCGTGCTACCGGCTTGATTATGAAAATAGATATCAGTTCCACTCACGGGTGAAATTTCACTTGCGGGACTACATTTAATTCCTTCCGCTAAATACGTCCAAGCATTTGCACTACCAACATGAGTATTAAGATTTCCAGTTGCTGAAAAACGTTGTCCGCCAATAAATGAGCTCCCAACGTTAATTGCATCAACCTCTAAGCCACCAACAATTTCACAGTATCCACTGTTGCCTCCTGCAGTGAACTTAAAATAATCACTACCGCTAACCGCCGAAAAGCCGTTACTATCGAGGGTTATAGTCCCATTAGCGCTGTTCTCAGTGATTGTTCCACCTGTAATAGAACTACCAAAGATATTGACACCATTAATATTTCCGGCTTGGACATTACCTAAGTTGGCAGATAATGCTGACAGATATTCAACTGCCAAACTAGTTACGTCCCACTTTTTAATTGCCCAGCTACCACCGGAATAGATATACATACTAGTTGCGACATTACCACTCATTACCAGCCACATATCACCATCGTTGTGTTCCTTACCATCATCGAATGGTGTGTTAGGTGACTCGATAATGGTACCATCCAGGGAAGCTTTGAGGTTTTTAATCTTATCTGCTAAGTCACTGGCACTATCTGACGCGTTTTGTGCTAACTTAGTTGCTTCGTTAATATCAACGGAACCCGTTGCGATAATCATCCTTCGACCACCTCCTGATAGGTCTCACCGTCATCAATATTGAAATCTGAGTCATCATCACTAGCACCATCAGAATCGTCAGTATCGTCTGGGATTACCACTGGCTCTTCTACCTCGGAGTTTTCACTTTCATCTTCGGCTGGGTAAGTGACGGCTAAGTCCTTGCTATCGTCTCTGATACCAATTGGAATCGACCATAATCCCGAGTGGCTAATCATGGTATTATGATCCGCATCTCGGTACTCACTAACATTAAATCCAATTATTAGTTGGTCATGCGCCAAGTCTGGATATATTCCTTCGGGTTCGAAGTGACCGCCATATTCAACTGGTACTGTCAGCTGAACGTCTTGACTGGGTTCTATCTGGTAATTAAAAATGACTGACTGGGTAATGAGATTGATACACATTACTAGTCGGTCATCTTTATTATTGACGTCCCCAGTGGTAAAGAAGGCATATGGATAAGCAATTGAGTTAGCTTGGATGGTATTATATGTGCCATCGTTGGTAACCCCACTTGGTACCGGATTCCAGCCGAAGTCTTGCAACTTGAAGCGAATGGTTGGGAAGTAATTGCCAGCTTTCAAGTCGGAGATATTACATACTTCTACGGTACCGTCCATCTGGCTTCCAATCCATAATCCGTTGGTAAGGTCAACGTTAGGCCGGACGTACGTTTCCATTTCACACCACTTGGTTACCGTACTGGAACCACTGTTAATCACGGCATGAGGGGTGTATGGGAAGGTTGCTAACCAATTCTTTCCCCCGCTCAAATCCTTAATCTGAGAATAGATAAGGTTGTTGGCTTCATCATAGCCGAAGGAAGCGCCATGTTGGCCACCTTGTACAATCATGGAATCAATTAGTACACCCTTTGCGTCCCAGTGTAGGTATTGGCAATCAGACTGGTTGGATTGGTCTTGCTTTCCCTTGTACGCATAGCTGGCAAGTACCTCGCCATTGCTCATAATGTACGAGAATTGCAATGCTCCAACATGATTGTTACCGAACTCATCAGGGTTACCATCAGTGGTCTCCCACAGCTTATTGAAGGTACCATCAGCGTTAGTACCGGTATCTATCCACATTTCTGATTCAGTTTTAACGAATGCATCGTCAATTGATACCACTAAGCTACCGACAAATGGGGGAACAATGGTAACTTCGTAGCCGTCTTTTGAGTGCTGACTCTCCCAATTCAAATTATGGGTACCGTCTTGTTGGATATACTCCCAGTTGAAAGCCGCGGCTGATAAGAATGACGTAACATTCTCACCCTCAATGAATAACCTTGCGATTACCCTTTTACTGGTGTCAGTATTCGTCCATGATTGACCCAAGGGGGTAATTAGGCTGATACTAGCAGCATTTTGATTCTTTTTAGCGTCTTCAAACAGCTTTTTTACGTGGTCATTCCACCGCTGTTCCATGTTCTTAATGAAGTTTGGAGTAACGACTGTAACCGTACTGAACTCCCCGATGACTACCTTATTCTGAGTTGGATCACTCTCGGAAGTCGTCCGTTGGATTACTCTGGCTTGCAAAGTTAATACCGGGGACATAGTCAGGTCAATTACCTTAATGGTATCGCCTAATTGTGCATCGAAATCTGACGTTACATCAACGGAATAATTAACTCGCGGGTGGTTATACAGTCTGAGTGTCTTCAATCCCAGCGATAGTAAGGCATCGGGTTCACTGACCGTTGAGCTTGTAATACTTCCTTCTAACCAAGTGTTGGCATCGTTGTTGTACAGTGAGTTGGCGGTAGAATCAGTGACAAAGTTACGGCCATTGGTTCCTTTAGCCGTGCTGATTGAAGCTCCACCGGAACCGTAGACGTAAAGTTTGGTAATCAGAGTTGTATCAACCGTCTCCCGCTTAATGGACAGCATATTGTCACCGTAAGTGATACGTCTACCAGTATTCTGACCACGCTGATCGGATAATTCCAAAATGGTATCTGTCACAATCCCAGAACTATCTAACTTAACGTATCCATCGGCTTCACAATCGTAAGTAGTCAGGATCGTTTGAAGCAAAGTTTGAGAAGATGATTCCCCATCGATGGAAAAGTCTGAAAGCAGTCCAGAAGTTGCATTATCCACCAGTGTTATCCCTGTACCCGCAATAATCCAGTTCATAGCGGCTGGTAAGGAACACTCTTTAATCTCTTTTTTGGTGGGAATTGTCTTCCCTAATCGCCAGATTAAGAGGTTCTTAGCATCAACTGTGACAATATTAGTCCCAGAGATGGTATCCATCGTTTCATCAACGGTATATATCCGGTAAACCCGCCAGCGGTCATTAGCTTGGTCGTAAGCCGCTAAGTGATTGCCTACTTTCAGGTATTGAGCCGCTGGGTTATCTGCTACCATGGTGAGACCGTTAAAGGAATCGTCCCAACTCTTTGAGTTAGCGTTGGGGTCAGAAGTATTAGCTAGGCTGGCTTCAGCAATGCTGTCGTTTGAGCTATTATCATCGGCAAGTTGTTGCTGAATGGTCTCTCCCCAGAAGATATTGGTATCAGTCGCCGTATCTAGGGTGGCGACCCGTTTGAGGTTCTTATCCAGTATGATGTACACACGTCTTAACTCCTTTCTACTTAATCGCTGGTTTATATTCCAATGTGATATCTGAGTTGGCTGGGTCAGGCGTGAAGTGCATCTCTTGACTAACATCACCTTCAATTGATGGGAAGGTGGATAGCCATGAGACATACTTATCAACATTTCTTCCAGCAACCGTTACCGTGTTATCAGCAGAATCAATAATGATTTCTTCACCGGCATGGGCAATTACATGGGGAATGTCATCAGGGTCATCTGATCCATCAGAAGTGTATATTTTTAGGTCAGTCAAGGTTTCAAAATCAGAGTAGTATCCAACGGCTGGCTTAACTAAGTCTTCCTTGATGTCGTGCTTCATGAAGCAAGCGGCAACGTTAGCCAAAGCAAAGCCAAACTTGCCAGACTTATCTAATTTCTCGGTATGGATGTGGACTTTTCCAGCTGTATTAGCCGAGTATGCTACCCCAGTTTTGGGATTATATTCGTTAATTTCAGCCACCCAATTGTCATACACCTTGCCGCCAATCGTTTTCTTTTGGCGTTCCAAGGAAAACTCTCCGAAGAAGTTAGAATAGGCGTCCTTGTTCATGTACGTAGTCTCCATGACATAAGTGTTAATTGTCTTGGACTTAGTCTTAACCGTTGGCTTGGATACCTTGGTAGATTTACTCTTACCGCCTGACTTTTTCTTGGTAACCTTCTTGGTTGCCTTCTTCTTTTTCTTCTTACTGGAAGTTTTCTTGGCCGCCAACTTAAAAGCTTCCCGTCGAATGGTTGCTTGATACATTCTGGCTGACTTAGCTTTGGACTTAGCCTTGGAGGTGGTTTTAACCTTAACCGTCTTAGTCAGGTTGACTTTAACCTTGTGATTATTCCAGCCATTAACCTTGCGACCACCTTCGTTGTACAGAAGGGTGAGGTAATTACCCTTATCGTCTGTTGCATTGAAGGAGCTTCCCAATTGAATATAACCTCTGGGATACCGGCCTTCTGCATAATCGGTAATGCCCATCCGACCGCATACGTTGCCATTGGAATCCAGTAGATAACCCTCTACCTTCCCCATGGCCCGCATATTCTTCATTCGCTTAATATGATGGAATCGCATGGATACCTTCCAATAGTTGCTAATTTTTGGAATACCTTGATGGATAATAACGGGACCGTAGAAGCCCTTATGCTTGCCGACTGTGCCCCAGTTGTAATGGCCTTTTGAATCCTTTGCCACCATCAAAGCTGTAGCTGTTGCTGTAGCTTTACCATCATTTTCCCCGCGATAGATTTTAACTTCTTGGGTATCCTGACCTGCTTGAAACCATGTACTCATTGAGTTACAAGGGTCGTGTACTTGTAGCTCTTGATGAGGTTCCAAACTAGTGATATGACCGTTAGCATCAGTAACTGTTGAACCATCGTCAACATGATAACCAACAGCCACGTATTGGTCTCCCAAAGTATATCCGAAGTAGTAAAGATCAGTCTTTGGGATAATATGGATGACTGGTTGAACAGCGGTATTACCATCTGGAATAATCACTTGCTCGTTACTGGTAATCTTCAAATCACGTTGTGGCAAGAACCCCCGCGGGTCAGCGAGCATGAAGGTAAGGGTAGTCGTACAGTCCTGCACCCCTTCATTAATGAATGTTGGGGTAGGAATGGCGGTGAAGTGACCATAGTAGACCACATCGGGCTGGTCATTGAACCTTAATGGATACTGAGTATCCGCGTCATCAGTGGTATTAATGAGGGCCTTGGACAGATTGGCAATAATCCGGTTGTAATCGTCCCGGTCAGTGGGATAAATGGTAATCGGAATATCTATCTGCTTTTCCCCATATGAATTGCCTAAAAAAACGCCCCCATATCTACCGGGGACGTCTTGGAAGGATTCGGTTATCGTGGGGGCAATTGGCTTGCTTACATGGTTGACCAGCACCTCTAAGTCTTTGTCGGAATTGAAACCACCGGTACCATTTTCATCGAAGGCATAATCGAATGTATTCACATCATTGAATGCCATTTACATAGCCCCTTCCTAGATTTTTACTTAAACTCTTTTTCGTTTTTACTTGGTTATACCCGCTGTAGATATCATTAGCAGATACGACAGCGGGTACTGGATTCTGTTGACCGGAGATTAATTCAGCCATCAATCCGATAATCTCTTTCCCTTGCTTAATCAATTCAGATAAGTCGATTGCTTGAGTGGATTGAGTAGTAGATTGCTGAGGCTTATCAGTCTTAGCAAACTCCTTCATGGTGGTATCCATAACCTGGTAAGCTCTGGCACGCTTGGTAATATCCCAAGGTACGATTGATTCCGTCTTGTTACCCTCTGAGATATGTGCCAGCTTGGCAAACCTACTAATACCACCGTTAGCGTACCAGCCAATACTCTTTTCGTGGTTGTAAGCCTGTCTGATTGAGTGATAATTACCATCATTGACATACCACTTCATCCATTTAAGCTGGGTAATTGGATTAGTCTTCCAGTCTGAACCCGATCGGGCCATCTTAGAAGCTGGCAATGATTGAGGCAGTCCATAAGCACCACTACCAGAGTTAGTAGCTTTAGGATTCCATCCGGATTCCTTGGTGATGATGTAGTTGTACATACCATAGTCAGAGGTTGGGATACCAGCTTGCTTCAACCAGTGCATGTGATCACCAGTAGGCTTGGCAGAACTCCCAGTATTCGAGGAATTATCCCCAAACATATCAGCCAACTTATGCATGAACTTGAAGAATCCAGAGCCAACTTGGGACTTAATGTCCTTGGTATTTCCAGTTCCCTTCTTAGAAGAGGAGTCGTCACCCTTACCACCATTCAATTGAGCAATCCGCCTTAATCCGGCGAATCCACCCATGAACCCTTTGATTACATTTGACTTAATACCATCTGTCGGGTTTTCAGCATTCCACATTCTGCCAGCACCATTAGTAGAAGTAACAATACCAACGTGGTCAGTACCTCCAGCTCCCCAGAATGCTAGGTCACCAGGGACAGCTTTACCCCAGCTTACAGAATGGGTGGAATTATATTCGGGCACGGTCGTAGAACCGGATAAGGTTACCCCAATGTGCTTCAAAGCTTCATAGACCAACCCGGAACAGTCGTAGTAGTTAGGCCCTAATCTACCTTTGGTTTCTGAATACTTGTAATTGGCTCGCTTGGAGAGCTTCATAGCTTCCTCGATGAACTTCTTACGAGTACCAGAACCAGTTGCTCCACCGTCACCATCTAAGTCAACCATGGACCAGAGTGAACTCCACCAGTTGGCAGCTTGTTTCTTAACATTGTTGAACATACCTTTAGTAATATCCTCGACAACACCAGCACCAGCCTTGGTGTAATTGAACATGGAATCCAAACTCTTAATAGGATGGGCAATAATCTTTTCCGCTGTGGTGAAGAACTTCTTCAATCCAGCCGCTTTCTTAACTACCCATCCGGTTACATCACCGATACCTGAGCCAATACCACTCATGATATTACCAAACCAGTTATTACTACCCTTGGCAAAGTGGGTGACCCCTTGCATACCCATGAATAGCTTGGATTCTGACGCATTCATCACTTCGGCACCAGGTTCAAGAAAACGCATAACGTTACGCCCGTGGATCAGTTCACCCATACCGTTAGGGTGCACCAGAATCTCCTTGTTACCAGTTTCCGGAGAATCGTTGCCATCATTTAGTACCGCCATGGTAGGCTTAGTGATTGCCTTGCGCTGATCGCTAAACACCCCGGTACCAGTGGCTAAGTGAACCTTAGAAATGGTTCCAATGGCTTTCTTCTTGCCACCAAAGGCATGAATAACCGAATCAATACCGCCAATACCTGTATTTAAAATACTAATAACATCGTTAATGCCATTTTGGGCAATGGATTTAATATTCTTCCAAATACCCTTAAAAGTATCGCTGATGCTATTCCAGATACCATTCCAGACTTTCTTAATGCTACCCAAAACGTTGGTAATAGTGTTTAACAGTTTGTTAATCCACTTAGATACAGTCTTGTAAGCAGAGATAACCGGATTAACAGTATATTTCTTAATTAGTAGCCAGGCATCATGAGTCAAGTCCTTTAAGATATCCCAGGTCTTAGTAATGCCTTTCACAAAGTTTTTGATAATGTATTTCTGAATGATTTTCCAAATGTACTCAACTGGCTTGACGATATACTTTTGAACTAAAAGCCAAGAGCTGTGAGTTAAGGATTTGATAGTTTTCCAAGCTTTGCTAATCGTCTTAGTCACTAGTTTGCCAATATACTTAGTAACAGCTTTGTATACCTTGGTTACTGGGCTAATTACATACTTGTAAACCGAGTTCCAAGCTTTCTTGGTCGTCGAGGTAATCCCTTTCCAGACATTCGACACCACTTTAGCAACTGCTTTGAAGCCTTTAGATACGCCAGATTTAATTGCATTAACAACTGACATTACAGGCTTCTTAATCTTTTGCCAAGTCTTGATGGCAATACCTACTTCTAATGCAAGCGGAGCAATCAGAATAATCTCGAGTATCTTGCCGAATCCTTTGAATATTCCTTGGATACCTTTAATGAATGACTTGAAAACGTTAGATACTGGCTTGAAAGCCTTCTTAGCTGAGCTGGTCATCTTGCCAATCGCATGGCTAATTGCTTGTTCCCAACCAAGTTTCCCTGTAAAGAACTCGCCAATTCCCTTCATGACATTTTTAACCGTCTTGCCAAAAGAAGATAAAGCTTTTTCAGCCGACTTAAAAGTTCCCTTGGCCCATTTGCCAATTGCAGAAGCAACGCCATTAACGGCATCTCTAAATGGTTTAATATGCTTATACGCTTCGTAAAATCCCGCAGCCAAAGCCCCAATAGCAACAACCGCAATACCAATTGGATTGGCATCTAAGGCAACATTGAATAACCATTGAGCGGCCGTCCATAACTTTGTAATCCTAATCACATCACTAATCAGCGAAACAAATTTGACAATTTTACCAACTGCAAACGCAATAGCGATGGCTTTACCAACATCTTCTATACCCTTTTTATGGCTGGCAATTGTTTGGGTAGCCTTAGCAACGCCTGAGAGCCCCTTAGAGGCATCCTTAGAATGACCCCCGATAGCTTTAATGGCACCAGCTACAACGTCCCAGACACCTTTACCAAGGCTTGAAACGATGGATATTAATGAGCCAGCAAAGGTTGAAATAGCCTTCTGATTGTTGACCAAAAACTTGATGAATTTACCAATGTACTGACCAGTTTTAGCACCAGCCTTGGTAACCAAAGCGGTTAAACTAGTTTTAACGGCATCCAATTTGCCCTTTTTCTTGGTAATGGAGTCAATGGCTTCTTCTACTCCCGCTGTTAATGGCTTAGCGAAAGCCACCTTCAAATTGGTGTATGTTCCTTGTAAGGAAGCCAATTTACCCTTGGAAGTTTCAGAGAATTCGTCCCAGGCTTTACCAGAAGTCTTGGATGCTTTTACCATATATGCCTGCAATTGGGTACCGGTAATTTTACCAGCGGCTAATGCCTTGTTGAATGCACTAGTGGACATTCCAGAAGAGGTAATAATCGCTTTCTGCAATTCTGGTACCTTACCGAATGTTCTCTGGAATAGACTAGAGGTAACCTTAGCCGAGCCACTTAGCTTGGCAACTCCTTGGCTCATCTGGGCTATCTCATCACCACTTTTACCAGCGGCTGAACCATAACTAGCCAACACCTCGGTTAATGCTCGGGCTTTAGTAGCACTGTTAGTTGTGGCATAGAACTTCTTTTGCATGGCATCAATTGCTCCACCAGCCATGTTAGCCTTGCCCCGAATATCCCCAATTTGAGCGGTCATCTTAGTAGCAGTCCCGTTTGATAATCCGAGGTTAGTCCATTGCTTCTTGATGACGCCCCCAGCCTCAGCTAACTCATACCCTTGTTGGGTAACACCTTTTAACCATCCAAAAGCTTGGGAAGCTCCATTAGATATGGCACTACCTAAGGCGAATCCCATACCGATATGCTTAACGGATTCTCCAGTTTCTTTGGATTCCTTTTTTACGCCACCCAATTTACCCTTAATGGTTTCCAGTGAACGTCCAAAGAATCCCATATTCTGGGACTTGAACGTTTTATCTAACTCTTGCTGTTCCTTGGTGGTCTTAGCTAAGGTGGTTGCCGTCTTGTTAAGTCTTATCTCCTGCTGTTTGTATGCATCAGAAGCTTCACCAGACTCCTTTTTAATCCGTGCTAGTTCATCGGACTGTACTTTGTATTGCTTACCGAGGTTGTCAACGGAATTACTTAATCCACCAAGTCTAGCCTTCTGGGCTTCAGCTTCTTTACCTTCTGCTTGTAACCGCTCAACGTACGAGTTGGTTACCTCATTAACACTCTTGAAGGACTTCTGTAAGTCACCCAAGCCAGACTTGTAATATTCCATTGAACTCTTAGCTCGGGATTGTTGTGCTGTTAATGAAGCCAGCTTGTTTTCAGTCTGCGCTAGTTGAGTTGATAGCTTTGAATATTGCTCGGAACCTTCCTTAGTGGAGGTATCAAGTGATTGTTGCTTCTCTCGTAACTTGGTAACTTTATCCTGGACAACGCCAATGGTTTCACCGATACCTTTGTACTTAGCTTCGGCGGCTTTTAGATAATCACCAGAACTCTTCAGGGATACCTCATTTGCCTTCCATGCCGAGGTACTGGCCTTGATAGCATTGCTCAGAGTTTTCAGACTAGAGGCCGCTGAGACAGTATCTAGCTTTACTTCAGTCGCCATGGTGTTTGATACTTTTGTCACTTTTAATTGCCTCCTCTTAGTCTGTTTACCATTGCCATTGGGTCTTCTGCCCGCTTATCCTTCGGCTTGGCTTGGTTAATTTTAATCAGTTCATAGTAATCTTCGCTGTCCAATTGAGATGGAAGTACCCCAGAATTAGCCATCATCTGTTGCTTGAAGTAGTTCTGGTCTTCTTGGGCATCCTCTAGGTCATGGATTAGAACGTTGAGACGACCCATTACTTTTTTGGGTCTTTTTCTGCCTCATTTTCCTTGAGAGTTTCTTGCCATTGCTCTTCGGTCAATCCTTGAATCCGTGCCAATACGTAGCTAATGAACTCTGATAGTTCGTCCATAGTGACGGCATTCATTACCGTGTCTAATTCTTTTTCTGACAGCTTTAATACAGCTTGTAGGAAGCTAGTCATGGCTGTAATAGCCTTTTGTGACTGTTCCATAACAGTTAATGGGTCAGCATCTGAATCCAATTGCATCTTGTCCATCTTCAACATCAAAATTTGAAGGTTAGTGGCTTCATTGACAACCTTTACCGTTGTTTTTACTTCTACTGATTTTTTCTTTAAGCCCAGTTTTGCAATACTAATTTTCATGTTTGTACTCCTAACATTTTTATTGCTGGTTAAATACCAGCTATGTATAAGAAAAGCCACCTGAATTAAGGGTGGCTTTAATCATTATTTGTTTGTGGGATTTTCTGAAGCACTAGAGGGCTGACCGCTTGTTTGATCAGTCGTTGTCCCATTATCAGCTGGTTTAACCGTTGGCTGGGTCGCTACTCGCCGTTTTATAACCGCCAAACACCTCAGCCATCATGACCGCCTTGTCGAATCCAGTGTCTGCACTGGTCCAGATTTTGTAAGGCTGACCGCCAAAGGTATCTGCCTTCAATGGATCCAATCCTTGGTAGGTCAAGGTAGTATTGGCGTCAGTTTCGGCGTTGTTATCCGTACCGTGGTTCATACCAGCTTCAATCAATTGACCGTTGGCAAACCCTTCATAGATATCAACACCACCGTATGAACGGGAATGTACCAGCATGGCAACGTGAGGCTTAGGTAATTGACGAGTCCAGCCACCTTTACCATCATTAACGAAGCCCTTTAGCTTTTGGAGAATATCGAAGTTAATATCCAAGAACTCGAGGGCTACCTGTGGTTCCATCGAACCGTTAGATACTCGCTTAGGGCCGTCATTGGCATAGCCAACCGTACCAGCCGCTTCCAATCCGGTTACGTTAGCTTGAGTAGCGCCTTCGGCGTCCCCATCTACCAAGTAGATACCTGTAGTAGAAATACCCTTTGTAGCATCTGCAATAATTGTCCCCGTTGAATCTACTAACCCAAAGGTGACATCTTTAACACCATGCGTTGACATTTAATTACCTCTTTTTATTTTTATTTTTTTAAATACAGAAAATGTAGCCGTAACTTGTTCAGTGTCTGGATCAACTACGTTGGGATATCGAGTAGCGATAATCCACCCATTAGCATCGAGCAAGTTCATCAGTTCCAACTGTGCATCTAATACATTGATCGAAATTGTTTTAGAAAAGAAAATCTGCACTTGAATTGACGCACTAATCTCAGAAAAAGTGTCGTTTTTATATCCAGAAAGTGGCTCAGAAACACTAGTAATTAGCACTAGCGTCTTTGAACCACTTTTATCAACAATATTCGGTATGTTTTCTGGATATAAACCATCTATCCAGGAGGATTTATTTGCTTTGATAATCTCGTAAACTTGAGTCACCGGAAGTTTAATGAGGATCACCACCCGTCAATTCCTTGTACTTGGCATATTCAGCAGCTAAAACCCTATCTTTGCTTGACTGAATGGCCGTATCAATGAAATGGTCGCCTTTGATATGCACCGTTCCATTATTGAGAAATAACGCGATTCTGGCGTGATTAATCGGATCCTTCTCAAACCCTACCGTTGAATTTCCCGTCGCATATCCATCTACATCATGATCGACGGAAACTACTGAGTCCGCTAAATGTTTAACATGGCTTGTATCCCGGCCATAACGATAGTGTTTCGACTTGGCAGCCTGAAAATAACTATCCCGTAGTTTATCCGCGCCTGCCTTGGTAATCACTTGTTGCTGTACTTTATTTGGCACCTTCTTTTTAACTTGTAAAAAGTAATGCTGTAATTGCTCATCTAAACTAGCCATGCTTAGTCACCACCCGATGGCATGTGATTAAGTCAAACCCATCTGGCGGCAAGCCGTCATCCGCCGCAATACTGTCAATCTTGTACAGATCTGAGCCACGCTGTACTTGCAGCGTCTCGTTAACGGCTGGATTATGCCGAATAAAAAAGACCACCGCATTGGTGATCCCAGCTCCGGCTATGGTTAACTGCTGTTGCACGTTCAGTGACCATTGGCCCGCCCAGCAACTAAAATCTGGTGAAAATTGTTGAATTGGCGTACCAATATTCGGATTAATCTCGCCAGTATCGGAATCGTGGCCAAAAGCGATGCGGAACGTCATTCGTGAAGGATTAATCTTCTTGGCCATGGCCGTTCACCTCACTTAGCGCTAATAAATAACTAGATTTCAACGACAGAATCAAATCATCAAAAGCTAATGGCACCGCATACTTTTGTGAATCGCCAGTAGCCGAACGATTATTGTAATAATGTGAAGCTAATAATACGGTAGCCAGGTTAAATTCCTCATGATTGTCATCGTAAAAGGTAGCAACTTTATTTCCAATTCTACCAATGATGTTTTTCCTGGCTGCAACAACTAACTTAGTCAGCAAACTATCATCTGAATTGCTGTCGATTCTTAGCGAATTTTTGAGTAACGCTAAATCGTCTTCGCTAACAACTGTAATATCCATATTATCTTCCTCTATTTACTTGGTACTAACGCAAGCAAATCAGCCTTAGCGGTCACGCCACTATGACTGATATTGTGAGCATCCAGCCAAGCTGTAATGTCTGCAACCGTATTTGCATCAGTTGGTTTAACATTACCCTTAGGATCGAATGCATTAACTTCTGTTCCACCCCCGGTGTTGCTAGTTGGTGTAGTCCCAGAGCTGGAACTATTACCTCCAGTGTCCGGGGCAATTATTTTGACGCTACAGTTGCTAAACGAAAGGCAGAAGCCAGCAAAACTTGGTGGTCGAACCATGCAGTCAAGCCAAAGTAGTTGATTCCCTTGTCATAGTCCTTCCATTGTTCATAAAGAGTTGAATCAATTTCATAATTTAGTTGCGCGTAGCTAAAGTTACCAACAACTGGTGTCACGGCTTTTTCGCTAAAGCGTACTGGATAACCAATAATTTCTTCTGGTGCCTTTCCAAACAAAGTTGCAGAACTATTAGAGAGCTCCTTAATCATCGTTAAGTAATCAGGCCGCCGCATGTAAGCCTTGATGTTGCTTTGAAATGCGTCGTTAATATCCCCTGCGGCTTGTGTAATTGCGTCGAATAATGAGCTGCCCGTAACTTTCTTAATGTTAGTTTCAGTCGAGTAAAAGCTCATGTGTTCTTCCCCAGCGGCAGGCGTGGTCGCAAACGCAACTTTCTTTTCCTTGAGTGCCAAAGCGGCTTGTAAAGCACCTTGGATATACTGAACTAAAGCAGTATCTGTACCATTCAAAATAGTTTCAGAAACGGCTGCCTTAAGCTTGGTCTTAAAACGTCCAAATGATACTTGATCACCCTTAGTAGTAATTTCTTTAGATACCTCTTGATCGCCAACAAAGCCATCATCATCAATCGAATATGCAACACGAGGCAAGATCAAGTTAGTAATAGCAGAAATCGTTTCATCTTGACGCAGTGGATTATCATCAAACGGTTCTGCAATAATTTGGTTCGATACGTTAATTGGCAGAATGTTTTGACCACCAGTTGTCGTATTATCATCGCCTAATGCCTGCAATACATCTGGAGATACCGATTGATTAGCCATAGTGGATCGAATTAAGGAAGCCATAGCGCTTGTTTGGCGTGCCTTCGGATCATCTGTTTTGTTATTATTCTGCTTTTGTTGCATCTTTTTCTTGGAATTCTTTTCTTCACTATCAATTTGATTTTTTAAGAGATCAAATCGTGAACTTAAACTATCCGCCTTTTGGCTAAGCTGATTTAAAACTTCGTCTTCAATCGCTGGGTTGCCTGCTTTTTCTGCGATATCGTTATTAACATTTTTAAGTTCAGCACCGATTTCGGCGAGACTTTGTTTCTTTTGGTATAAGGTAACGGTCATGTTTAAAATCCTCCTAATGTTTGTGTAATAAAGTTATTTTTTTCTTTTAACTTTTCTAGCAGCTCACGCCGAAAACCAGAATCAACTGTTTTTTCAGTGTTTAGTTGTTTCGGAACATGCTGATATTTTTCCATCAAATCAGACTTAATAGCAGCAGCAACTTGATTTGCTTCTAACACCTCATCAGCAAGCCCATAGCCCACTGATTCATCAGCTGTCAGCCATGTCTCGTCATCCATGAGCTGTTTCAACGTTGCTTCATCTAATTTATCTCCAGCTTTTTCCAAATAGGTTTGCACACTAGACTTGGTAATTTGGTCTAAATCGTCGGCCTGCTTACGTAATTCAGTTGCATTTCCTACCGCCATTGTCCAAGGGTTGTGGATCATCATCATAGCGTTTTTAGGCATAAAAATAGTGTCACCGCTCATAGCGATAACACTTGCAATTGATGCTGCTAGTCCATCAACATAAACGTTAACTTTGGCGTTGTTCTGTTTTAACATGTTTGTAATTGCAATACCCTCAAAAACCGATCCACCTGGGCTATTGATGTGCAAATTAATGGTTTTTACATTTCCTGCTTGTTTCAATGCATCACGAAATCCTGCTGCTGATGTATCTGAATCATAATATTCATCACTAACGATTTCGCCATCAATATACATGTCAGCAGTCTGGGGAGCTAACTGCTTAATCGTCAGATACTTTGGTAGTGTCATTACTTTTCACCCCCTTTCGTTGAGTTGGATCCATATTAATTGGGTAAAGGTCACCAGAAATGAACAGTGTATCTGCCATAGGGTCGCTATCTGGTGGCATATCTTCCAAAGCTCTAACATCATTTGGCGTGACAATTCCATTACGAATCATCATCTGATAGAAGGCTGTGCGGGCAGCAATATTTCCACGCAATAATCCATTCAAGTTAAACTTGAAGTAATATCCTTGTTGACGTTGTTTGTCTGTAAGCAGTTTGCGATTAAATTCAGACTCATACTGCTTCACAATTGGCACTAATGTCATCTGTGTAAATTGTGTCATTAGTTCTTCGTTAGATGAAACACCCTCACTGAAGCTTTCATTAAGGAAACTTAGTGGCACATTGTACACATTGGCAATTCGTGAACGAGTAATTTTTTCAGTATTAATCATATCGCTAGACTGGAAATCTCGATTGAGTTGGTTAATGGAAAAACCTTTTTCTTGGAAAAGTGCCCCACCATTATCCCGTGCAAAATGGCGAAAATCATCTAGAACAGCTTTGCGTTTTTCTGGATCAATTGTTCGCTCATATTGAACAACGAAACTGTCAGTTTTATTCATTTCACTAAGATTAAAGGTTTGGACAGCTTCATCAAACTCTAGTGTTGACTTGAGCACTTTAATAGGGCTAATACCCTTGACACCTTCAATCGTTTCCAAGCTTTTGACATGAATTACCTCACTATTAAAAACAGTTGCATCGCTATTTCTTCCTGTAATTCGATACCACAAAGACTGATCGTCTAAATTAATCATCGGTGTCACATAGTCTGCAGAAATCGGAATCAATTCGATTGGTTGTAAGTACTGATCCCTAACAATCAGTGCATAACCATTTCCTTTGGTGTCACGCGATGTCTCTAACTGACTAAAAAAATCAAATGCATGCAAACTATTATTAGGTGCCACCTTTAAAAGATTGGCAACATCCATATTGGCAACGTCGTAATTCTGATAAAGATTAATCGGTAACGAGCTTACGGTATTAGACAAACGTAAAATGACAGAATAAACTGCTTCGCTGGTTGTTAACGCATGATTACTTTCACCAAAAAAATCATGCCCTTGCCAATTTGAAAAATCAAAATTTTGTCCTTTATAGCCTGCTTTCTGCTGAGATGATTGAAATATTGACCGAATGCGATTAAAAATTCCCATCTTCTACCCTCCTCTCAAGTTAAAAGTCATTGAAGCTGTGATACTCTGGCATTTCAAAATCACCATCATCTGGGCGAACTAGCAAATCAATCACCGATACGTGAGCATCAAGCGCTGCTGCAAACCCATCAATTTTACGCGATTGAGATTGCTTGGTTGGCAGCCAATTATTGTTACGATCTTGCCGTAAGCGCACATTATTCAGGTACCATTTGAAAATTTTCTGATTATTAAAAATAACCTTGCCATCTAATAATAGCTCTTTGAAGTTTTGAAGAGGTCCGCCAAGTGTGAAGAACCCTTGGCGAACTTTTTCAGTTTCGAATCCGGCTTCTTCAAGTTCTTTATTCAACCTCAAAGCCTTAGCCGGATCAAATCGAATTTTCAAAATGTTATATTTATCCGACATAGTCTTAAACCAGTCAAGTACATAAGTATAATCAACATAATTGCCTGGAATAATCTCAATTTCGCCATTTTTCTCCCATTCCCGTATACGTTCAGGATTCTTATCTCTATCGTAACGAGCCTGTGGAATCCATGACTTTTCCAATACAAAAATGGAACCATCTTCAAGCGGAAATTCTAAACATGCTGACGTAAAGTCTTCAGTATCAGATAAATCATAGCCGCCTACACAATCTTTAAAATCAAGCGTATCTAAATCAATCACCCGTTCATTTAGTTTTAGAGTCTCTGGGGTGATAAAGCTCATTTCATCAGTTTCAGCAAAAATATTGAATTGTTTAGTTACCCAGTCTGCTAACTCACGAGGACTTTTACGATCTGTTTTGTAATCGTTGATCATATCAGCAATTTGCATCAACCCAAAATTCGGATTGGCCTTAATCCATAGCCTGGGATCATTAGCCTCGTCCGGGTTATCCAGCTGTGCAAGATAATAAAAAGTTCGCTCATTAATATTGTCTTCATAATTAGACAATGTGTCTTGTCCTTGTTCTATGAAGTTAACTAAAGGACCATCTAGTACAGAACCAGCTGTAGTTATATAAACTATTAAAGGCTGTTCGCGCGTTCCACGTGAACGTTTCATGACATTAATTAGGGCATAGTCTTGATACTCATGAATTTCATCAAATACGCCAAAATGAAGATTTTCTCCATCTTTGTTATTTTTTTCAGCCGACATCGCGACAATTTTCCCATTAGTCTTTGGATATCTAATCTCAGATACATTCGGAACGAAGCGTTCTTTTAGCCAAGGTGATGCTTCGATCATAGCTTTAGACTCTTCATAAAGAATCCTAGACTGCTTTTGCGAATTGGCCAAAAAGTAAACGTTTGGCCCATTCTCACCATCAAACCCGGCCATATACTCGGCTAGTCCTGATTCAAGTGTCGTTTTCCCGTTCTTTCGACCAACGAATATTAATGACTCCCGAAAACGGCGTTTGCCAGTGGCTTTGCTTACCCATCCGAACATACAACCAACAATGAAATGTTGCCACGGTTGCAATACGAGTTTGTCAAAGTCACCTTTAGATGGCTTACACTTACTTTCAATAAATCGTATTGGACGCCAAGCCTTCTCCTCATCGAATTTCCAAGGATAATTAGGATCATCTTGCCGCTTTAAATCATTCAGATGCCGTTTGGCCGCCAAAAGGTTCCATTTAGAAGCAACAATTGACCCTTCTACAACTAATTCAGCGTAAATGGTTGTCAGGAGAACTGGAGAAGCATCCTGTAGAATCCCCCCCCATGACCTCTGATCTTTAATATAGTTATCCGACCAATCAACAATTTCTTGGTAATCAAAGTCAATTGGATTAGAACTCTTCATCATCGTTTGACTCTCCCTGACTTCCTAAATTGATAGCCATTGACGCACGTGCGGTAGGTGTCAGTCCTAGCTGATTTGCCAACTTGTTCAGTAATTCGGCAGACTTTTGTTTTTCCCTAATTGCAGGGTTGATTTTTCCACCCATCATGATCCCGTGCTTTTTAACCTGTGCCTTAAAGGATTTATAATCCATCAATGTGTCACAATAGATAGCTAAAATGTTAATGTCGGCCTCGGTTAAAATATCAGTTGTTTCAAACAAAACCTTAATCCGATTAAACTCATTTTTTGCACCCGTAGAAAGCCATGGTGGGGCAAGAATGCTTTTATTAGATACCGCTAGTTTAGATTCATTCTTTTGGCGTCGATAAAGTTCCTTTTTTGTTTTATTGTTAGGGTTTCCCTCGAGTATATGAATCATCGCGCTTTGCGCAGTTCTTGGCATAAAATCACTTTCTTTCCATCTGTTTTTAGTGCCGTGCGAATACTCTATTTTTTGATTAAAAAACTAATTTATAATTTTCCAAGGTAGTGTGTCCGCTCTTTAAAAAGCTGTCATACCAACATTTTAATTAGGGGGGGCTATACAAAATTTTTTGCACCCTCATAGTTCAGGATTTCTTTTGAATACAAAAATGTTTTTATTTTTTCGAATCTTCTTCTTTGATTTAGAATAGCCTTTTTCAAAGTGTTCTTTGTTGTGGCAAGCCATGCAAATAGTCTCAAGGTTGCCTAAGTCCAGTCTCTTATTCCAATCATCTTTGATCGGAACAATATGATGAACTGTATTTCCTTGTTTAATAATCCCTTTACGCTTACATACTTGGCATAAGTAGTGGTCACGTATCAGTGCTAACTGCCTTACTGACTGCCAATCGCTTGAATGATAGAACTCATTAGTCTTTGCGTCATGCTCATATCGTCTTACTCTTGCCATAATTAGTCACCATACATATTGCCTTGCTTAACTACGTTATAAATTCCGTTTCTGTCTAAAGTTTTCATCTCGAATTGCTTTGCCATTTCTATATCTGTATTAGTGTTCCAATTAATGAACAGCCTAGACAGTACGGACTTTTCACAGTCACTTCCAATGACCTGTACACCGTCAATAAACACATCGGGAACTTCTGTAATGTCATCAAACTCAATACGAATATGCGGTTGCTTAGCTACATTATCCGCAGTTTTACCAGTGACGCAGCCACCATGTTTAAACCACTTATCAGGATCTTTAACTACTTTATTTGGCTTAAGACTAAACGAGTGTTTCCCGTGAGCTGGCACTGGTACTGTTCTATTTTTTCCAAACATGTTGCTTTCACATTTCTGATACATAACACCATCAACGAGAAACTTACCGGGTAACTTGGCACCTGGCTTTTTTGGATTAAAGGTCTTTGGTCCCGTGCTTGACTTATCACTCTGCATAGATTTAAGATCTTTTCGGATTTGTATTTGACTGATAATATCATCCAATAATTTATCCGACATAATCACATCACTATAGCTAGTAAGATCAAGTATTTCATCTTCTTGTGTGGTGTCTGCTTGACACGCTTTACGCATTTTATTTTTTCTTCCAAACATGCTGTTTCCTCCGTTTCAGTTCATAAGCATATACTAAATTAGCATCGGCTTGGTTTTTAACCGTATTGATAAAATCCGTAATTGCAACATTCCCGTTTGCATAGATAAAAGTTGCATGGTCTAACTTGTTAATGCCTCGTTGGATTCTTTCCATGGTATGACTCCTTTTATAATAAATAACATGTCGTTTTAATTGACTTTCACTTAAGGTCATTTTATTCTATAGGTGTTCAAGAGCTATCCAGTTAATAGCCTTTAGGCCGCTGGCGGAAAACAGTGGCCTTTTTACTTGAACAATTACGCTCCATAATTATTTTTATCAGGAGGCTACAAAATGAGTTTAGAAGACAAAGCTAAGAACGCCAAAGATAAAGTTAGCGGCAAAGCCAAGGAAGTTGAAGGCAAAGTCACCGGTGACAAAACCCGTGAAGCCCAGGGCAAGGCTGAAGGCTTAGTTGGCAAGGCTAAGGATAAGTTAGCTGATGCCAAAGATACGGCCAAAGATGCTGTTGACAATCTGAAAGATAAATTTGACAAGTAACATTCTTTGAAGGCGTGATCGCCTTCTTTTTTGTTTCCAAACTAAAAGCGCCATGCTGTTTAGCACGACGCTTCATCCATTTATCTAAGTGGGCATCCATCTCTGCTTCTTGTGGCGTGACGTAGCCGTATTTTGTGTTAATCATCTTTGCCATAAGGTGCCTCGTTGCTTGAACAAAATGGATATTGTACTCCAAATAATTCTAGATTAACTTTTTTCCAATCGTTCTCAATAGCCTCGTTGCCTTTCATATTCATTGCAGTTCCTCCTAATCGTATGTACTAAAAAAAGCCCAACTAAATGTCAGGCTCCTGTACACGGTTGTTATCAGAAAAACGATTATAGTTTTTGCAACCATGTTTGATTACGTTGCCACAGCGCACATGTTCCTGCATGTTATCTGGTGGCCAGATTAATTGCGCCAGTTATGTGCTTGGTAGGGATTTGCACCCTACATGGAGCCACCCAATATATGTCGGCAATGGTCTTAAACACTACGTATCATATACTCTCTCACATGGATGAATTGTGTGTGTCTACCTATTCCACCACAAGCACTATCTGTTTCCTAGCCGGCTCACAGTCAGCTTTGCATAACAATATCGCCGGTAGGATTCGAACCTACATTTCATCGTGACTTAGCCAATTAGTACACGGCGATCCACACATATTTAAAAGGAAGTTATGTCATCAACCTACTTGGCATACTACCAATTTATCACGTTTGTAGGGGTCAAAAGTGCACGATTAGTGCACGTTTTTATATTTCATACAATCCAAACCCCTTAGCGCAATCGTTGATAAAAGTTTTCTTTAAGTCAAACGCTTTTCGACGGCTAACATTTATCATATGATTTGCAATTAATCCGTCAATTGTGTACTGCTGGTGTTTCTTAAAATATAGCTCATTTATAATTACTTCTGTATCACGGCCAACACCGTCTAAACAATCATCAATCACTTCTCGCTGACGCTTCAATGTGTTAATGCGCCGATCATCGTCAATTGTAATGAGCGTATTTAACGCCGTATCTGGGTATTTGTATTGTGCTTTGCCACCTCCAACATTATCATCACGTGGTACAGTTGGATAACGTAATTCCTGTTCACGTTTCTCGATATACTTGTCAATCTTGGGATAGTCACGTAGAATATCTTCAACTTTTCTAATCGTCGTTCGTTTCACTACCAATTCCCCTTTCACTCAACTCCACAATGTCAGCAATGAAGTCCTGGCCAATTTGTGCCTGTTGCTCAGTTGTTAGCGCCGCGTTCATTTCCAGGTTGGCAACTGTGGCTTTCACTTTGATTGCTTTGGCATATTCGGTGTCAGTCATGCTTATTCGCCCACCACATTAGTGCCAAACAAAAAATTACTAACGTAACAGTTGCAATTGCCCAATATCCTACCAATTGTAATGGTGAAGAGTTCCAAAGAAGTTCAAATATCTGTTTCATTTGTCCGCCTCCACTTGATAATTGCCATAAATCAGTGCCAACATTACTTGTGCTTCTTTGAAACTATATGAGAAATAATCATCGCTCCATTTTTTGAAGCCGTCACTGACTGGCAACCAATCCATGACCTGCTCACATTCTTCTTTACAATGTTCTTCGTTTCTAGCAAAAATATATTCTAATGCTCCTTGAAAAGTAAGACCGTTTTCCATTTCTTCCGCAAAATACTCAATTCTTTCAACGACTGGTTTAGGAAAAATGATTTTTGGTGGTACACACTTTCCGTCTTTAACTGACCAACCGTAAATACTTTTAGTCAGCTTTTCAAAGTGAGTATCAGTGTCTTTCACAATATTTTCTATTTCTTTGTTCATTTCTCTTCCTCCACTTGGTAACCGTCCAACCACGCACGGGCAACCAATTCTTGATGTTCTTTATATCTCCGTTGATTACAGTCATAAGTCCCAGGTGTACGTTCTATCCAATATCGCACTTTTTCAGGTTGAAGTTCATAGCAAAGCATTCCACCAATTGAAGAAGTACCATCATGTTTGCACTTTTCAATCCAATCAGCCACTGCTTTCGGAATCATTGGTAACTCGGCATACGTCTTCTTGAATATTTCGTCCACAATCACCCAGTGTTCACCGTTAATGCCGGTTGCAACCCAATCACCGGCATTGATATTTAAAAATCCCTCTAATGTTTCTATCTGATATGGGACTGTCTGGTATTCCAACGGATCATCAGAAAGCATGTATTCTGTGTCACATCTTACGTGATACTTATCAACCATTTCTTCGCTTCCATCGAATTGCTCGGCCTTGATAGTGGCCGTTTTACGATAAATTTTAATCATTTGTTTTCCTCCCATAACTTTCGACCACACATGGGGCAATGCCTAATTCGCCAGTCTTGCATGGCGTCACCTGAAACTAATCTATGTGTTGATAGATCAACGTACAAATCCGGATAACCAGGACCGGCTAAATTGTCAATTGGTTTTGACCCCCAAACACTAACATTGTCTAAACGTGATCCATCACTGTGACAATAAGGACATTTCATTTGTCCGCCTCCAATAGCTCCGGGTTCTTGTGCACGTTACCAATAACTTCAATATCGCCTTCAAACGCTGCTTCACCTAAAACATTTTCATCGTCAAACACTTTCCGTCTGTCTATTTCAAATTCTGGAGTGGTGCCATCTCTCATGTACTTAACATCAGTTATCACATTGATACTTAATATACGAACAACGTCGCCTACATAAATTTCCTCGCCGTTCACGTCTTTTAGGCCGGTAAACTGCTCAACAACATACCGTCGTTTATTATTTAAGAAATCGCCAAAGCAAGACTCGTCATATTCAGCATATTCACCATCATCGTATTTTACGAACCCGCTCAACGTGTCATAAGCGTCCTGCACATTGTAAAAATAGATTTCGTTTTCCTTGTCCCACGCTCTAAACTTAATCATCGTCGCCATCTCCTACACAAAATAACGTTCAAACAAGTCATTGGGTATTAAGAATTGTTCACCATCATGGTCTTCGATAATCCGATCATTAAGTGAAACTGGACGTCGTTTACACTGATTATCTTTGCCATAATTTGCTATGAATTCAAACCCCCATATATCAGTCCAAATCAACCCATGATATTGAAATATTGCTTTCCGAGTGTTTCTTGGCCTATCTAGTTTTTTATCAAGCTTATCAGCAGTCTTAAATGCTTGCTGCACTTCATCACCCAATGCACTGGTAACCTTAATTACGTTGAATTCTGTTGGTTTAGCAACACATTTATCGATTTTAATCATCTTCGCCATCTCCTATCATTTACTGGAGCTCGATAGTTCCAGTGCTATCACAACCCATGCTGTAACACCGATAAAAGTAATTCCATGCCAAAATCCGTCTAAAAAGTTTCCGACGATCGTGACTAAAATAAATAAGGCTATCATGCCAAGTCCAATTTTATTTTTAATACTCATTTTCAATCCTCCTTGAACGTTTCCATCGCCTGCTTGCGTTCTTCTGTGGTCGGCTCTTTGACTTCGATCATTCCCGTACCTCTACTAAAGCCTTGTCCCAATCAATAGCGATATCACCTTGTGCTTTTAGCCATTCGTCGACTTCTTTTTTTGTAAATTTAGTTTGATATTCTTTGTCATCATTCTTATCGGCTATCATGAATGTCTTGTCGACAAAGCAATAGTTCAAATAGGAATCACTATCATCAGGAATCACTTTGACATAATATTTTTTCTCATCCCGGCGTTCCTTAGCTGGCGTCTCATTAAGATCATGAAGCAATTTGATAGCTTCGTATGGCACCGTTCGTTGCGGCTGGTATTTTACCGTAACTCTTTGAGAACCTTCTTCCATCGATAAAATAGTGCCACCAGGCCGTCTTAAAATTACGCAACGTTTACCAAGTGTGAAAATCTCAGAATATCTAATTGACGTGTCCCAATCTTTTACTCTATTATTTGCCTCGCTGTATTTCATTTCATACACTCCTTTTTAAAACTCAGAACATTGGTTCCGGTTCTTCATCAATATCGACATTATCGCCCATATATTCTTTGTCGATGTCGATTTTTACATCATTCGCTTCTAAGTTACGAAGCCAAAACTCAAATTCATCAACCATTCGCAAACTTGAATTCCCGTTATCACGGAAACAAATCTGTGGATTGCCGTATTGAGCAACTTCAAAGCTAATATTTAAGTCGGGGGCCTTTTCGCACTCCAATTTAACTTTGCGACTATACGAACTGACGTCAGTAATTTCCATGGTTGCCTGACCACCCTCATAGTAGGGTTCTTCATCCGTATTAACTTCTAAATCACTCACATCGATGTTTTCTTCGACAAACTTTAGGTACTTTTCAAAAATTTCGGACGTCTTAACGCTGTCCGGTACTTCAAACGTTGCCCACTGTTTAAAGCGCTTCAAAGTGTTGTTGTTTTCAGCCGAGGCGTCTTTGATAACTTGTTGAACTAACAGATCGAGCGAAACGACGCTTCGGGAATAATCGGTGTTCTTCATTTCAGTCAAAAGTCCAGCTCGTAAATTTTCATCGATAATTTTCTTAACCGGCGATCTGTATTCGGTAAACAGATTGCTGATAACATCATCGGTGGCTTTTTTAATAGCCGCGTTGATCTTTTCGTTTAATTCGTCACTTTTTAAATAGCTTTGCATTCCAGCTAAAATCTTTTCTTCAAGGTTCATCGTGGGCCTCCTAATATTATTTAATCCTTTGAAAATCTGGCGATAAAAATATCCTCACCGGCCTCTTTGTCAAATATATGAACAACATGAACAGGTGCCCCTACACGACTCCACAATTGCAGGTAGGCATAAAGTAAAAACATATTGGCTTCAGACACCCCGCCCAGATTTTTCAGTTTTTGAAAACAATCATTAGTTGCGCCAGCTAAGCTATTTATGTGCATGTTTCCACCTCCAATCGTTTCTGCTCTAATTTTTATCATCGTCCCTTACCTAGCCTAAGATCGTAATCTTTAATTCATCCGGCAATTCATCTTCAAAATAACCTTTGATGTTTTTAATAGCTTGTTGCCGCCAAGCACCACCGTCCGCTTCAAATAGAGCCGATTCCATATCATCATTAATACGGAAAATGAAGTTACTTTCTGGTTGATCAATTTCGGTAAAAGTTCGATATGGCTTCAGCAAAACGGGGTTAGGCACCATTGCTTCACCCTGGTTGGCAATACCCTGCTTTACAGTCGCAGTTTGCGTTACGCCATCGTCTTGCACGTGAATCGCGTTATCTTGTACCAAATTGCCGATAAATTGCACAATGGCGTCACGATCGTCATTGTGGCCTGCAGTAGTTTGCATTGGTTGAAACTGCGCTTGTAGCAAGATGTTCATCGCTTCACGTGAGTAGAATCGTCCCCAATCGATCGAATCATTGGTTGGCTTAGCATCCATTAGTAATTCGCGTTCACCATAGCCATCAAGCGGACCAAGTAAAGCAACTTCAGTTGGCGAGACTACATGAATAAAGCAGTCTTTGCGCCCATCAATACCCGCCTTTAGGTAGTCAACGATGCTCGAAAGTGTGCTTGTCGTGATAACCTCGTCAGCTTGCCATTTAGTATGGTAGGGATGAACGTCGTCACCAATTAAAAATTCTTTTCCGTCATCATTCTTAACAATTTTTTTATCGGCCGCTGCTAGTGCTTGGTTCTCAATGTGTTGTAAAGTATCCGTTGTCATATCCATAATTTTAGTTCCTCCTAATTTTGTTTCCGTTGAAAATCAATTACGCCGGTGTTGGTCTTATCTTCTTGTTGTGTTGCCTGTTTGGCCGCTTCTTGTGCCTCAACCTTTTCGACCGGCGTGCCGTCATCTAACTTGACCTTGCCATCTTTACCATCAAAGTAAGTTTGGCCTGGCGTCCCAGATTTAAGTTCATTGGCAGCAACTTCACCCGTGTTAACATCGCGACCAACCATCATAAGCGTTGACACCCCAATTTCAGGTGCTAAGGCTGATTTGACATCAATATCGATATCAACCAGCCGATCCTTCTTGCTGGGTGTTAGTGTGACTTTAACTGTGACCGAACGTTTTTTCTTAGCATCTGTGTTAGGGTCAAGCAAATTAGTGATGACCCGCTTCATTTCCTTGTTAAACTTTGACTGCAAACGTCCGTCCGCAATCTCCGATAAATCAAAATTAATCATTGGTTTTGATTCGTCCATTCTACTTACTCCCTCTCTTAATCAAACGACCACTCTTGTATAGAGTCATCAGCCGACGTGCATAACGCGGCTTACGACCTAAAATTCCGGCCAATTCATTCACCGACCATCCACGGCTAATCGCCATTCTAGTCAAAACAAATTGTTGTTTAGGCACTTGTAACATGACTGGTTCTGGTTGCGGCTCTGTCTTAGTCAATGCCCACACCTTTTGCATCGCTGATGGTGGTGCTTTTAAAACTGATCCGTATTTAATTTCCACTTCGGTAACTGCCTGTGTGATCAAACTTCTAGGTAGTGCCATTAGCCCGCCTCCATGCCGCGATGGTCCCGACCTTTAAAAGCAAAGCTGTAACCAACGCCGTGATTCTTCATCCGACTTAGTAAGCGGTTTCCATAGCGTGCCGTCAACTCATCGCCAATCAGGTTGGTGGTGATGATCACAGTCTTATCTTCACGATAGCGCCAAAAGTCATCGGCCAAATCTAACGCGTAATCCGTTTTACGTTCGCTACCAAAATCATCAAGAATAACAATGTCTGCTCGTTTTAGTTCGGCCATTGTTTTTGCTAGCTTCTTAGCCAACACCTCATCGTTAAATGATTCCTTTTTTTCTAGCAGTAGTGCCCGCCAATCAATAAAAAGAATCTTCCAAGTCACATCAACTATTTCTGGATGACCATCCTTCATGACAGTGATTTGATACTTATACCCGGTCTGCTCCAGAATGTAATACATCATCCCAATAGCTAAATGTGTCTTGCCTAATCCCGTTGCGCCCATCAATAGACTATGGATAGTCTCAAGATTCATAATCTTTCTAGCTACTGTCTCACAGTGCTCCAGTGCCTGTTTGTCACTGCTATTTTCTGTTGTATAATTATCGAAGCGGTGATTGAAAGCATGAAGGTTGCTAAACACGCTGTAATTGGTCAAATAGCCCAGTGCGTCGTTCTTACGAGCCGATGTTGTTAACGCCGCTTGATCAGGGATTGTACTATGCTGAACTGCTTCCATGTATCCGCAATTAGGGCATGCGCCGGCCATCTTTCGACCGGTTTGGATGTTTAAAGTCTTGGGACGTAGCAGTGGTTGCCCACAAACAGGACAGTCAACACCGTATTTTTCAAAGAAACGTGTCTTTAAGACGTCCATAGCCGCGGCAATCCCTTCACGTTTAGTTTTACCATGGCACATCATCCTTTCCTGCATCCCTATTCTCTAGAGCAAACCCATTTGATCGATCGCGTGTTGAACCGCCAAATTCGTGGCGCGATTGGTCGTAGTGGTTTTGCTCTTCTTTTTTTGCCTGCTCAATAGTCGTGATCTTTTTCTTATCAAACGACTCAAAGATACGCCACATATAGCGGTCAATCCCTTTAGCCTTGACATTACTGCGGGCCGCATACTCCAACTCATATGCAACTAAATCGGGCCCATAGTTTTTAACCCAATCAGACAGGTCTTGTGTTGCGACCCCATTAGGCCATCCCCATTCACGTTGCCAAATTTCAAATGGGTTTGGTCCTTCGGGTTCTGATTCTGGTGGTGGGGTCTGCTCAGCTCCTACTACGTTTGTTTTATCAGTATTTCCTTTAGGTAAGTTCTTAGTACAGTTAGTATTTAGTAGTTGCGGGTTTGCCGTTTCCGGTTTTCCCGTATCCGGGTTACCCGTTAACGGATTATCCGGTTGCGGTGAAAATGTCGGTACATCAACTAGTAGGTAATCTATTGAGTCAAACTGCCCTTTAGAGGCCCGTTTCTGAACTCGTTGCAGGTAGCCATGGGCCTCTAACTCTTTTAATCCTGATTGCACCGAATCCCGACCATCATGCTCGCTATGCTTAACCAACTCCTTTACATAAAACTTCCAGTTATCCGGTAATGACAGCATATAAGCCATCAGACCGCGTGCTTTGAAAGACAATTGCACGTCTCTCAGCCCCTCATTGCGAAGAACCGTAAAGTTAACATCGCGTTTACTTCGGATGATTGCCATTTTACTCACCTCCTTTAAGGCAATTCATCGTTCGGACCAGCGATGCACAGCTTTAATCACTCCAAGCCAACGCAATTTTCGTTTCAATCGCCGGTACTCCGAAATCATGATCTCAGTTTGACCATACGGCGTGCTTTTAATCCGTTCATGGATCACGGCAATTTCATGCTTGATCTTAACTTCACTGAAACGGTAGTCATAACGCGGACGCCGCCCAAGCCGTGATCGTGTAGCATAAGTTCGTTGCCTAATGGCTTCCACATCCTGGCTAGTCCCTGAAACTGGTTGAGTTGCCCAGCGTTGAATTTTTTCTTGATCTTGCTGCCATTGTTTAAGTGGTAATAGTGATACTGATTTCATTAGTCCATTCCCTCCTTATCATTTTGTATAAGTAATCCATACCAAGTAAAACGGTACTCACAGTCATTACCAGTTTCCTCACTAGCAATACCTTGCATACGAAGGTAATCAATAAATTCTGATTTCAGCTTACGCAAGCACTTGACTACTACCGCAGTCTGTCCGTCACGGTTAGCATTAACAATTTGGTTTTTGATATTAGCCAATTCGTAATTATCACGATCACTAATCAATTGTGTTTTTAAGTCATACATAGATAAACACTCCTTAAAATTTGTTGACTATTTGAATCCTGCCCGGGATTTTTTAGTCATGGTACTGCTGATTTTCATCAATCCATTTGATGACTGCACGCTTCCAGTAACGTTTTTTGGTTCCAATCATCACGTATGGAAAGCCTTTCTTAAAAATAAAGTTTTCATCGGCCGACTTAGGCGTCATCTTCAACCAATCGGCCAGTTCTTGACGGGTTAATAAGTCATCGCCTAGTAGCCGGTCATGTAAAACAGGTAGCAACGCATTGATCACTTTGCCGACCATCTTTTGAAGAAACGACTCGGTTTGCTTAGGGTCTAAATCTAGGCCGATATTCATTAATCATCAGCTCCTTTTTAAACTTATTCAGCGTATTAAAGCATCAATACTTAATGCGCTAATTACTAATGCAACAGTCCGCATTTAAATAACTAATAGTTTATTTTGCTATTCGTCCTAAAACAACACTTTCAAAACCTCTCATTGTATAATTAAGTATCTTAGAAAGGAGGTGAACAAAATGCGTATTACAGGTGCTCGCATCAATGAACAAGGTGTCAATTTTTCAATCGTTGTCGTAAATCCCGGTACTTTGAATTCTCCTAGTCGTGATTCTGCGGCTAATGATCTTCCTTTAGATTTTCCGCGTCCAGTTATTCTAGCCGAACAATCATCCAATGGTGGATTTCAATTCTACGGTCGTGATGACATCGTAGACTTTCTTGCTAGTCTCGATCCTTCTCAAATTCCTTGGGAAGATTATGAGATAAGCTAGTTTTAATCTCTAAAGCATTTGGTGTTCCATTTACAGCTGAAAACAATGCTTTTTTGTTTTTAATGGCTTCCATGTTACTCGCAATAACATGGAGGTCTTTTTCGATTGCCCAAAGTACGCGTACTAGTTGCTTTAATGTTTTTGTCATATTGCTAATCCTCCTATACTTACTTAGTTGTATACTTGACTTATTCCAATTGACCGAGGTGATCTAAAACGTCCAAGCAATTTAGTCAATCTATATGCCTAAACGGGCATCAACATTCTTCTACATTGGATTGGGGACAAGTGGAATCTGGATTTTGTGAAAAATGCGGCGCAGAACTAATTAGCGCATGTACTAGTTGCCACTATCCTATCGCCGGAAATTATGATGGGAGTGGTGGTGGTATACTAGATTTAACCTGGATTTCCAACAAAGTACCTATTCCTAATTATTGCAACCATTGCGGGCAGCCTTATCCGTGGACTCGTTCAGTAATTGAAGCCACGCAGGAGTTGATTGACATGTCTGACTTAAATCAAAATGATAAGGAAGATTTCAAAGAAACCATTCCTAATATTTTGACCGATACACCAAAGACCAAGGTCGCAACTACAAAGTTCACTGTATATGCTAAGAAGATTAGCTCTTCACTCGGTAGTGCAATACATGACATTCTTGTTGACGTTGTCTCTGAGGCTGTCAAAAAAGCTATTTGGGGAGCTTAGTACCACACTGTTCACAATAATTACCTGGATGCGTATAATTCCTGCAATTAGGACATTTTACGTATCCTTTTTTATTTAGAATTATATTCATTACCCATTGTGGTAATCTTAGTTTCATCCGTTCTCACCTCCTATGCTGGCTGCTCAACTAATGGCATGATTCCCTTTGACTTTAAAAAGTCGTACAAGAACTTTTGCCCCGTTTGTGTCCACTTCATCGTGTTACGTACCTGCTTGATGCCATCGCTATTCGTATACTCGTATGGTTCAACGTGCGTATAGCCTTCGTCTTGATACTTCGCGTACAATAGCCATGTTTTTCCTTGCTTGTATTGAATGCCTAAGCCATGTAGCAACTTGTTGAACTCACGTGTCGAGTAACCGTAGTTTTTAGCAATCATTGAGATTGTTTCAAGTCCCTTGTTGGCTAACATGCTATCGGTGTAATCTGCCTTAGGCTTCAACTCCGTATTTTCGATCCGAAGCTGAGCATTCTCATTTTGTAGAATGGCATAGCCACGCTTAACAACTTCTTGCGGATCATTCCACTGCTTTTCTAGTTTGATGAAATACTCCCGGTATTTCGTACCCTGTGCAGTCTGACTCATCAGTGACACTTGTTTAGCCATGTCAACGGTCAAGGCATAGTCTTGTAATTCCTTGGTTCCGCCCCACTGATTTTGCTGTGTAGTCGTAACTACGGGGCTAAAATCAGTGCCTTCTTGAAACATTTTAAAGTTCTGCGTAACCCATTGGCTAAAGCGTGTCTTAACTTCTAAGCCCTTATATAAATCACGAGCCGACACTAATTGTTGATCGTTTTTAACAGTAACTTTGATTAACTCGTTCATGTGATCATTCCTTTCTAATCTTGGCTTTTAGGTGGCAATAACAATCGATAATCGACTCCAAGATATTCACCAACTTTTTTTAAAGTAGTAATCTTAGGCGGCACTCTATCCCAGCGATAAATGGCCTTCTCACCAACACCAGAATTCTTGCCAACATCTTCAATGCTTTGATGGCTTTCATATGCCAGTTGTTTAATGTTACTAACAAGTCCGGTCATGCTTTCACCTCCCTATATGATATTTTTGTTGCACGCTAGTACCACAAGTGATACTATATAGGCATAGGAAATAAGCCATTTTTTCTAAACTACCAGGTCTGAAATTATTGGCATTCCATTTTATTATTGCGGCTAATATTTAAACCGCTCCTTTAACCTATGACCATAGTGTAATACCATATATGATACTTGTCAACGGTTAAATACCACTTTTGATACTTTTGCTTTATTAAGTTGACTCGAAGGGATGTTTACTATGGATACTGTCTCAATTATTAAAAAGCTTTCATCTGACCAGGGAATTTCACTAAAACAACTAGCACTACATTTGGGCTTTGGTGAAAACACAATTTATCGCTGGAATACTAAAAAGCCAACGATAGATAAGCTCCAAAAAGTTGCAGACTACTTTGATGTATCGACCGATTATCTACTAGGTAGAACTGACAAAAAACGATATTATGAATTAACGGAAAAAGATCAAAGGGATATTGGCAAAGAAGTTGACCGCATGCTTTCCGGATTAGATTCGAACGCAGAGGTTAATTATTATGGTGAGCCAATGACGGATGATGATAAGGAAAAGATGCGAGTTGCCATGGTTGCTGCTTTACAGGCTGCCCAATTAGAAGCTCGTAAAAAGTTCACACCTAAAAAATATCGAGATAAAGATTAGGCGGCGATTCTATGGCTTTTGAAAAAAATGCAGTTTTAGCAGCTCATAAATTAATCAAAAAATACAATACAAGTGATCCTTATGAGCTAGCGAAAAAATGTGGTTACATTTTGCTTTATGCTGATCTTGGAGATATAAATTATGCACAACGCGATTACTACAAACGTATCAATGTAATTACTTTAAACAGTCGTTCAAATGAAAGCCTTCAGTATTACTCACTGGCACATGAGATTGGGCACGCTGTACTTCATAACGGATTCTCAACTGCGTTCTTTCGCCAATCAGGTGGTTGTGGAATGGTCAACTGGGCTGAAAAAGATGCCAATGAATTTGCAATGCAGATTATGCTGGCACGATTTAGCGATGAGGATGTTAAACGCATGACTAAATATGAATTAATCGAATCCATGGGATTACAAGAAAACCTCGTAAGATATATTCAATAAATTGATGCAAAAACGCCGTTCACCTTTCTCATTTAGCAGTATCATTATTGTAATGAGATGGGGGGATGCAGCTTGAAATATGCACATAAGACTTACGAACTGATTATAGGAATATTGGCTCTATTCTCTGTAGCAATTACCATATTTGATTTTTCCGGAGTTATCAACTTGAATAGCACTCCATGGAATATAGTCGATGATGGAATACTAATTATTTTCACATTAGATTATGTGAGTAGATTTATCGAGGCTACAGACAAAAAATACTTTTTCAAACACAATATTTTTGATTTGCTAGCGATAATACCATTTAATTCAATGTTTACTCTATTCAGGTTTTCAAGAATGTTCCGAGTTCTACGATTATTCAAATTATTTAAGTTTGTTAGACTTATTGGATTTATTGGTAAGGCACAATCTAAGTTAAAAAAATTCTCTAAAATAAATGGTTTTATATATTTGCTATGGGTATGCTTAGCGATCTTATTCATCTCGGCTACGCTATATTCGATAGCAGAAAACGTTTCTTGGGGAGACGCAATGTGGTGGGCAATCGTTACATCTACAACTGTCGGTTACGGTGATATTTCACCACACACATTAGTAGGAAAATTTGCCGCTGTTTTATTAATGCTAATTGGCGTTGGCTTTATTGGTATATTAACTAGTACTATCACTAGTTACTTTGCCAAAGAAGATACTTCTAACTTCGACAAGTTATACGCTGAAATTAAAAAATTGGAAACACAAAATGAAATTATTCAGGCTAAGCTTAAAGCGTTGGAAAACAAACAGGAGGATAAATAATCATGGCATTAATTGGATTTACTATTATCATTGGATGGTTAGTATATAAATTTTTCACTAAATGGCTATGGTGGTTCATTGGATTTGGAATATTAGTGAACGTGATTGTTTGGTTTGAAGCATACGGTTGGATTGTTTTTATAATTGGATGCTTTGCGCTGGCAATTGCCTTATTTGCTCTTGCTATTCGCAACTATCGGGTTCAACACCAAAGCAAGTAGCACCCTCGCCCACTACCAGCCTAGCGGGCAACATGCGAGCGTAGTTCAACGGTAGAACAGTTGCTTTATTTTTCCCTCATTTAGGTACCCCGAAACCACTATGCAGGTTCGACTCCTGCCGCTCGCGTTGTAACAAAAAAGCGCATCCGCTCCCGCCAAAGTACGGGAACGCAGTGGAGATTAAATAAAGGAGCTTATGCAACATGTATACATCTGAACAGGTAATCAATACAGAAGAATTTAACAAATATCTTCCATCATTAGACCCAAAAGTTAATTATTGGCTTTTCCGTGCCAATGGCGGTCAATACTATGACGACTTCAATGCTGGAAACTATATTGGTATTGGCTGGAATCAAGAGAGTCTTAGCATTGTTAAGGGATTTCAAAATAACCGTGAAGAACTTAAAGCACACATTTTTAAAAACTATCCAAAAGAAAAGCAGCCGGGTTCCACAGCATCTCAGTTATTAAAATTTATTTTTGATTTAAAAGAAAACGACTTAGTTCTAGTACCTTCAGAAAACTCGGAACGTTATCTCATTGGAAGAATAAAAGGTGAGGCCTATCTAGAAGATAACTCTGATTTGCTAGATGAAAATCGACACTGTCCATATACAAAAAGACGGCCTGTAACATGGATTGGCGTTATTAACCGTAGTAAAGCAGACACATCTCTTTACAAACTAGTATATGCCGGTCACACCATGAGTAACGCAAACGAATATAAGCCATTTATAAATAGAGCGTTATTTGATTCTTATATTGAAAATGATGAAATGCACTCTACTTTTCTAGTCACACAAGAAAAAGACATAGACATGTATGAGTTTTCAAAATTCCAGTACAACTTTAGTGAAATGTATCGCACATTTTTCCCTAAAGAAAAGCTAGTTTCCAAGACAAATGTACAATCTATGGGCCCCGTTGAAATCATTGGTATATTTACCGGTATAGCCTTTGCTTCAGGACTACTTTTCTTCTTTTTAAAACCTTATATTAAATCTATTCATTTAAAGGTCGGTGTAAACGGAGCAGACTTTAAAGTTGTCAAGGATGATCCTCAGACAAATAAATGGCACATTGAAAAAGAACAACGACAATTACACTTGGAAGAAATTGCAGCAGCCGATGAACATGACAAGAAACTTCTCAAAAACATTGAGAAAGCTCAAAAGCTTTCAAAAAATGCTGGTGATTCAATGGATGAACTTGGAATTAAATTTTCCGATGAATTTCAAACTGCAATAAAAAAGATGAATCAACAAGATGATCCATCTAAAAAGTAATAGTTATTTAATTTTAATAGTCACTCGAACAATCACGAACGAAATAAGCAATGCCACTATGCCTAACACATCACTCAGAAATATTTTACCTAAGAAAACAAATAGAAGAATAAAAACGACAATGGACAGCATGCTAGTTGCAAAAGTGTAACCAGCAAAACGTGCAATCAGTAGTCCCATAATATATTCTCCTTTCTAATTCGAATACATTATATCAAATTAATACTTATTACGCACATGTTTAGAAAAAAAGCACGTCTCCTCCCGCCAAGAAGTAAGATATGCTAATCGTAAAGTATATATCAAGGGATAAGTACACCCTTTTGCACCTAATTATAACTGAAAGGTGGTGATGCCACAACATCCTTATAATTCTACCCGCCTAGGTGAAATTTAAGGAGGAAATATTAATGGCAAGTATTAACAAGAAAAATGGTAAATGGCAAGTTAGAGTGAGCTACTATGATGAGTTCGGTAAGCGTCACTTTAAAAACAAGAATGGCTTCGCACGAAAAAAAGCAGCTGAACAATGGGCTACCGAATTAGAACAAAGCAAGTTTGACAAATCGATTGGCAAACTTGACACAACCATTACTTTTTCAGCTTACTATTTGCAATGGTTGGAGACTTACAAAGTCGACAAAGTGGCTAGGATTACTGAAAATGAATATCGCTACGCCCTTCATCAGATTGAGCAACTTCTTCCTAACGTGAAACTATCTGAGATGACGCGTATCCGCTATCAGAAGTTCATTGATACATTTACCCATGGCAACACAAAGCAACGAGCAAAACGCCAGTTAAACGCGAACGAACCATATCATAGCAAAGCATCGGTTCAAAAACTTCACGGTCACATTCACGCTGCTGTTTTAGACGCAGTTGCAGACGAACTCATTCACTCAGATTTTTGTTTTCATGCTGTGCTTGGTGGTCATCAGGGCAAATCCGCTCAATTAAAGTTTTTGGACGCCGCAGATATGCATAAACTGGCGAACGAAGTGAACAAAAATATCAAACTAACTTCTACTAGCAAATCGATGATATATACGGGACTATTGACAGGAATGCGGGTAGCCGAAGTTTCGGCACTTACCTGGTCTGACATTAATTGGATTAAGAAAGCAATCCGCGTAAACAAGTCGTGGGACTACGTTTACGGTCAAAAATTTAAGCGGACAAAAACCGAATCAAGCATTCGGACAATTACCGTTACTGATGAGTTGCTCAATCATCTAAAGCAACTTCACGCATTACAGGTTTCTGCTGAATTGAACAATCCTGATCACTTAGTATTTTTAAATAGCCGTGGCCGTATTCCGACACCCGGGGCCTGTGACATTCTGCTAAAAAAGTATCATGAGTCGTTAGGAATTAAGCGTATTAGTTTCCATGGATTGCGTCATACTCATGCAAGTTATCTTCTATACAAGGGAGTAAAAATGGAGTATATTTCAAAGCGATTAGGCCATAAGAACAGTTCTATCACTCGAAATGTCTACGCCCATTTGATGCAAGAAGATCAGAAACAAGAAGATACACGTACTATCAACGCACTTACTAATCTCGGATAA